TTTTTTAACTTCTTCACGAATTAAATTTTTTAACTCTTGCAATTTCATTGTTATTGTTTTATTTTAATATAAATACGTAATTGTTGAATTTATTTAATATTTTTAAAGATTTCCTGAATTACCGGCAAAGTGAATATCAGCTTTGTCTTCTAATCCTGATTTGTTCAACCATTTACCTAATTCAATATCCATGTTTGGTATTGGTTGATTTTCATTTCCTGGCTTTCCTAGCTCTGGTATAATTACTTGATTGATGAACATAGCTTCTACTTTATCATCTAGTAAAGTTGATACCTCTGGAGATAATTTAAGTGCGTCCCAAAAAGGGCCTGTTAAATTTTTAAAATCTGAACCTTTAGGGTTTTTCATTTCATTATTAGATACATTTTTACCAATTGTTATTAATGACTTAGCAACGTCTTTGATATCTGTTATATTATCATAAGTATCTAATACGTTAGATATAATTGATAACCCAGGAATAAGTGAAGCACCCCATTTACCTGCTGTTTTTAATACTCCAGCAACTTCAGTTTTGTTTTGCTTTCCTTTAATTGCATTTAGTAATTTAGAAACTTCTCCCCATGTAATAGTTTCTTCAGCTTCATTGAGCACTTGCTCTGCTATAGGTTTAAGCTTGATCATTTTCTGGAACTGCTATGGTTTTTAACATTCCTTTTATTTTTCCTACTATTTGAGAAAATTCTTGCTCTGCCATTCCAAAAGCAATTGCAATTGCCCCTACTAACGCTGCTCTTTGTGCTGGATTTTTTAATGCTTTTGCTGCATTCGGATCTTGAATTATTTGTACTAACTTAGGTCGTAGACTTGCATCTACTGCCTTTACTGCTAAGTTCAAGTTGGCTATGACTTTTTTATCTGTGACTTCTTTACCATCTGGCCCGACAGGAATTATATCTGCTTCTTGAAGAATAGCTTTTATTTCCTCTCTTATAAGAGACTTTAATTCTGATTTTTTCATTGTTATTGTTTTATTTTAAATAAATATCAGTCTTTTAAAATTTCTATTAATTTGCTAACTACTTCAAATCGATTAGTTGTAATGTCATTTTCCCAAAAGCGCAGGAGTTGATAGCTTCTATCCGCTGCATGTTTCGTTTTAAGTTTATCTAGGCCTTTATTCTTTTTCTGCATGTTATTCAATTCAACATACTTGTCAGGATGTCCGTGCCAATAATCTCCATCAACTTCAATTAGTATGTTTTTCAAGGGAATGTAAAAATCGTAATTGAATCCTTCTAGTTCATACTGATGAACGAAATCTATTCCTAACCCTATTAGCATATCTGCAAATGCAAATTCCAATTTTGAAGGATTACCTTTGAGAATTTCTTTTCTGTTGCGAGCAAGAGTTTCCAACATTATTTTTCTATGTTCTTCAGACTTTGGCTTTCCAGTAAGAGCTTTAGATATCTTTTCTCGACGTACAGGGTCTTTGGCTCGTTCTCTTTGTTTGTCAAGCGCTTCTCCTTCCATTAATACACCTTTATTCCATTGCTCTAATTCTCCCGAAGCAAATCTTTGTTTGCGAGTTTCCAAAGACTTTTGCAATCCTTCTTTAGAATAAAATCCTCCTTTTGAACGAACTGAATGTCCTTGTAAATACTCTCCAAATCCAAATGTAGGAAAATAGTTTAGCTTTTGATTGCAGCCACATTTACATAAAGGCCATTCACCAGCTAAATTAAAATTAACATACGTCTGAGCTCCAGAAATTTTGTGTATTCGAGAATTGTGATTTTGTAATCCTTTTAAAGAATTAAAATCGCGATTACATTGGTTACAGTTAAATTTTGTCATAAAAAAATTCCTTATATAAATAAATATAAGGAATTCTTTTGTAACTATAAAATATTATTACAGTATTTTTAATAAAAATACGATTGTGTCGTACTTCATATCAAAATTGTAATATTGCATAATCATATTTAAGCGTAAGCTGTATATTAATTGCGTCTTCTGTCGCCCAATCAAAATCACCAAAGTTAGCGTCTCCAATATAAGCTCCTTTCAGCGTCCATTCTTCAACTTTATCTCCTACCGGTCCTAACGCATTAAATGTAATGTCTTTTTTGTAAAAATCAGAATATCCATCTCTACCTGTTACAGACTCGTGAGATAAACGAATCCATTCCATTACTGCTTGTGCAGCTGAAGGAACTACTGGATCATAAAGTGTAATTGACACGTCATTCCATCGTCCTTTTCCTTTTAATTTTCTTTCAACGTTGATGTGATCTAACACTACATCGCCAAAAGTAATTCCTGGTCTTCCTGACGCTTTAATTAAATAAGCAGGAATTCCTTCAATGTACATAATAAAACGGTTAGCTACTTTCGGTTCAAACGCAGTAAACATTATTTCTGTCGGGTCTAATAATTCAGCCATTGTGTTTTTTAATTTTAAAGTTTAATATTTTTCTTTCATTAATAACTATCATTTGTATTTTTTTCTTTTGTAAAATACGACAATTTGCGAAAGATTTATATATTTATTATAGGAATTGAACCGAAAGTAGAAAAATATGCCTAGACCTAAACAGCTGCGACAATTGAAAAAATGTAAAATGTGTGATGTTCAGTTTGAATGTCTACCTTCTTACAACAAACAATATTGCAGTAAAAAATGCGCAAACGCAGATCCAGAAATTAAACAAAAGCAGCGAGTTGCATTGAAGCTTACATGGGAAGAAAAAGGACATCCTATGACGCAAGAAAATTCCAGAAAAAAACATAAACATTCAATGATTGAAAAATACGGTGTTGAGCATGCTTTAAAGCATGATGACATTTTATTGAAATCTAAACAAACTAAATTGAAAAAATATGGAAATGAAAATTTCAACAATTTAGATAAGTCGCGCGAAACTAAATTGAAAAAATATGGAAGTGCTAATTACAATGGCAGTGTTAAACGAATGATATCTAAATACAATGACATATTGACAAAATGGAAGCATGTTGTTCCTATGTTTACTGAATTAGAATATTTTGGTGTTGAAAATGCATCATATTCATTTCAATGTATTGAATGTTCTAACGAGTTTCACTCTTCTGTCGACAATGGAATTATTCCAATATGTCGTGTATGCACTCCTGTGCAATCAATTGTTCAATCGAAAGGAGAAAAAGAAATAGTTGAATATATTAAATCGCTAGTCCCTGATTGTGTAGTAATTGAAAAAGATCGATTGATATTATCAGGAAAAGAATTAGACATTGTGCTTCCTGAATACAATATAGCTATTGAATATAACGGTTTGTATTGGCATTCTGAAAGTAAATTGCAAGATAAAAAATATCATTTGAATAAATCTAAAAAAGCTAGTTCCGCAGGTTACACTTTAATACATATTTTCGATTATCAATGGCATCAAAAACAAGATATTGTCAAATCAATTATATCTACTAAACTCAATTGCAATACTGTCATTCCAGCAAGAAAATGTATCGTTAAAGAAATCAAATCAAAAGTTAAAAATGAATTTTTAAATAAAACTCATTTACATGGTTCTTGCAATTCCAGAGTAAATTTAGGATTGTATTACAATGATCAATTAATTTCTGTGTGTACTTTAGGTAGAGCTCGATACACCAAACAATATGAATGGGAACTTATAAGATTTTCTTCAGAATTAAATTGCACTGTCGTTGGAGGATTTTCCAAATTGCTATCGTATTTTATTAAAACGTACAAACCAAAAAATATTTTCACTTACTGTGATAGATCTATAAGCAATGGAAATGCTTATTTTAAAAGCAACTTTAAATTAACAGGAGTTACAACATCTAATTATTTTTATTTCAAAGGTGCTAATGTTTATTCTCGCGAACAATTTCAAAAACATAAATTGCAAAGTAAAATAGCGATATTTGACAATTCTATTACAGAATATGAAAACATGTTAATTAATGGATTTGATAGATATTGGGATTGTGGCAATTTTAAATTTTTACTAGAGATTAACTAAATTGCAATATTTAAACTGTCATTGACTATCCTATAATTGTCTTTAAAAGATTGTATTATCTTGTAATCAAAAGAAAAGCCCCTAAAATTTAGAGGCTTTTCATTTACTTGTTTATTGAATTTTATTGTGTGATTACGCTCCAGGAAATGCCGCTCCTGTCGGTAAAATATTGAAATCAATAATAATGAATTCTGCAGTTTTAGCAGGTTGCAAAAATATTTGACCATACATAATGTTTCTGTCAATAATATCTGGAGTGTTATTTGTTTCATCCATTACAACTTTGAAAGCATATAAACCTTGCTTTTGTTGAACTGATTCCAAATAAGGATTACAGATATTTAAAAATCTATTTCTAGTTGCAGCTGTATTTTGTTCAAATACTAAATATTTAGAAGCAGACGCAATAAATTTCTTAACAGCAATTAATAATCTTCTTACATTAATTCTATCTAAAGCTGAAGGTTTAGCTTGAAGCGTTTTTTGTCCCCAAACACATACCCCTGTTCCAGGAAATGTAGCAATTGGATTAATTCTAGCTTCATAAAGTGTATCTCTTTCAGCGTGAGTTAATCTTGTGTAAGCGTCTAATACTGAAGATAATCCTCCTCTATTTAATCCTGCAGGCGCATACCATTCTGCTGCTACTTTATCATTAAATGCTAACACACCAGGAATGACAACGGTTGGAGGAACCCAAACTGGTTTATTAATATTTGCATCCATTATTTTTACCCATGGATAATATGTAGCTGCGTAATTATTATCTAATGATTGAACTGCACTAACTGCAGTTGCAATATTATCTGGCAATCCAACACAATCAAATACTAAAAATGCATCACCTCTATCTAAACATACATTAGACGCGTAATCAATAATAGCAGGGTGAAGTGTTTCAATAACACCTGGAAGAACTAACATATTAATATCTAATTCATCAGGATTGGAAATTGAATCAATAGCGTTTGTATATACTGAATAATCTTTAGCAGTTGAACTAGATAAATCATATCCTTGAGTATTTGAAGCTGCAATTGCTGCTCCTACTAATTGTCTTCTATTTGGCTGAGCTCCGTCAAATCCTCCTTGAAAAGGAACTACAAATTTACGAGTATCAATTGATGTATTTGTCGTTAAATCAATTGAGCCAGTGCCTAATCCAACTGCGACATTTTGGTTGTAATTTGAAAGTAAAAATTTAGAATTATTGCCAACTGTTGCATTTGTTTTAGGAATTGCACAAAGATAATATTCATTGTCTGTCGAGGCAAAATCAAAATCAAATCCATAATATCTGCGTTTATTGTAAATTCCATTAATAGTTTGATCTGTAACGTAGCTAGCTGAAGGTGTGCTTGTAAACGTTGAAGGAATTGGATTATATAAAGCTGCAAATCCAAAAGGAACTAATTCTGGCGAATAAACTCCATTAATTACATTATCATCAACTTCTACGTACACGTATTTTGATTTATTTGAATAATCTCCATGAATAACAACTTTACCTGAAGTAAATGTTTTATATCTGTCCCCAATTACTCGAGCAATGTATCTAGGAGAATTAGCATCTAAATTTACATTATCAAAAGATTCTAAAATATTTGGACGCATATCTGAATCTTGAGTTGTAAATGGAGAGCCTAAAGCAGTCAATTTAGTTTGATCTACTGCACGAATTGTTACAGAAAATGATCCATATTCAGATCCAGCAACAGTACCTGCAGGTTTGATATTTGAAATTGCTACTTTAATTTCATAGTTAGCATTAATACCAGATGCTATAGTGTGAAATTTGAATAAATTTTGATTTGTAGCGTTTGCTGTTTGCGAAATAATCCATGGTGTAATTGCTTCTGAATATGAATTACCGAAATCAAATGAACCAGATTCAATAATAATTAATGATCCTGAATCTGAACCAGCTAAAGAAGCAGATGCAGCATTGGAAAACATTGTATATAAATAACCTGGTGCTGATGTTGTGTTAGGATTTTTTCCGAATATTTTCGTTAAAAAATTAGCATTGGAACTATTTAATGAAGCACTGTAAACTGCATTTTGTCCGCTTAATGCGTTTGGAAATGTAGCAGTGTCAACTGTATAAGATCCAGATAATTTTAAAACAAATGCAGCTGAGCTTGAATTTGCATTAACTGTTGTTGATTTTTCAAATATCGGAGTCGTTGCATTGTAAAATGCATTTGTCTCTGATACTACTTGAGAAGGATGAATTAACGCAATATGTCTTTTACCAAAAGATCCTGTAGCAACAATTGCTATTGGATTTAATAAAGAATATCCATCATCATGTAATGTACGAACAACTGTTAATTGTCCTGAATTTTGTAAATACTCCTTAGCTGCGTAAGGTAAGTATAAATTTGGGTCTGTATCGCCAAATATTTGCACAAATTCACCATATGATGAAACTGAAGTTGGAATCATTGCAGGTCCTTTTGTAGTTGGGCCTATAAATGCTGCTCCCATTTCAGCAATACCTTGAGATAAATACGACAAATCTTTTTCAGCGGTAAACACACCGGGGCTAACGATTTTTTCTGCCATTGTTTAGTTGCGATTTAAGATTAAGTGTTAAAAAATTTTATATTAATAAATATAAATTACTAATGTTAAACAGTAGTTAAAGTAGGAATAAAAAATCCAGTGTCTAAATTAATGTCGCCTGTACCGTATTTTTCAGTGATAACATTTGCAAATTGCTCTTCTTCTAATTGAATTTGATTGTATTCTTTAGTAAATTGATTTTCTAAATCTGTTAATCGATTTAATTCTCTATTTACTAGAATTTGCTCTATTTTAAGTTGACCTAACTGAGCAGCAATATTTGCGTATTTTGTACGCAAATCTAAAATTTGTTGAATTTCTTGGTCTGTTAATTTAATTTGATCCATAACTATTAATTATATTATATATTATATTATATATTATATTATATATTATATTATATATTATTTATATATTATTTATATTATTTTATAATAAATTTATTTAATAATAATTATGGCGTTTTCTTATGAAACTAATACAATTTACAATTTAGATTTAAAAATAATTTTATATGTATAAAATTTCCGTAAATCCTTGACCATACGCATCTTCGCCGCTTAAATTTAAGCAAGTAAGTATTTTATTTTCATCGTCAATTATCACTGCATTAACAGCTTGCATTTCAGTTACAGATGCGCGAACTAAATCTCCATTTTCATTGTACGATAAAATTTCTAAATCAATTGCATTGATAAGATTGTTAATTTCATAATTTAATTCTTTTGCTTGATTAATACAATATATAGAATCTGAAGATTTAGTAAAGTAAAATTTTCTCATTTTTTATACAAAATAAAGTTCGAAAAAGTAATTTTCAAGTCGCATTAAATTATTTGCCGTGCCTTTTTGAGCATATAGTAAAAAATACCAAGACGATGAATTTGTAAATGACCCAGTAGTTCTAGAAATACTTGTACCACTTATTAAACTAGGAGCTCCAGCTCCAGATGAACCATAAAATGCTTGCGAATTAATTCCTGTATACGTTATCCATACATCAAAAAATATATCTGTTGCAGTGGCAGACCCACCTGCCGTAACACCTACTGCCCCTGATGACGAAGGTACGCTATTAATAACCGTTTGCCACTGTTTAGAGGCAGAGCCGCTTTGCTGCAATTTTCCTACAAATCTAATTCTATCTCCGGGATTAACAAAAATATTTTTTAAATCAACTGCTAAAATTTGATTTAAGTTAAGGTCGTCAGGAGCATTAATTGGAGTTACTGATTGTAATGATAATTTTGTTCCTGTAAATGAAGATGTCGGTGAAATAGTAATTACATTTCCTGAAGAATCAATACCTAAATATCCTACAGCTGAACCTGAATATGATGTACTAGATGTATAAGAAGTTAATTTTATTTGTGATGTTGCTGTTAAAGAACCTGTCACTACGACATTTTGTGTAAGAGCATTAATATATGAAGCTGTAGTTGCGTATGTAGCTGGGTTTGTTAATGTATGTACTGAACCAGTTATGTATGACGCTGATAAAGCTTGAGTTGAATAAGAACTTGATATTGAATAAGAGCTTGATAGTGAATAAGAACTTGATAGCGAATAAGAACTTGATAGCGAATAAGAACTTGATAAAGCTTGAGTTGAATAAGAACTTGATAGCGAATAAGAACTTGATAAAGCTTGAGTTGAATATGATGCTGTTCCAAATAATGAACCGGTA